GCGACACATGGCCGCCAGCTTGCGAGCCGTCAGACTGACCGCGTCCCAGTTCTTGTCGCTCGCCGTGATCTCGCCATTCTCACTCACGAAATAGGCGGTCACGCCACCGGCACGCCGGGGGATCACGGTCGAGTCAGACCCCATCGCCCGGACGAACACCGACTGGCGGGCGACGCCATAGATCTCGCGCAGGTCGATGATGGTGGTCTCCATCTCCTCGGGCACGAGGTACCCGCCAAGCGAGTTGGTGGTCGTGGCCAGAGCACGGGTTTCAATGCCGCGATCCTCGCACCACCGCCGAGCCTGCTCGTTGTTTCCGATGGTCGCCGCGATCCACTGGCCAGCGGTGTAAGCCCGCTCTTCAGCAGACACGCCGTTCTCGGCCTTGAAGTTCTTGACGCGAGCAGACCGCAAGATCCGGGGAGCCACGATGGCCTTCTCGGTCGGAACCAGCACAGCCGGAGCAGCCGGGGAGGTCTTCCGTCCCTCGGGCACCGCGAGGCTGGCCTTGTCGGCGATCAGCTTGACCAGCCGTTGCTCCTCGACGTGGGCCGCATCGGCAGCAGCCATCGCCGAGTTGTACGACTTGTTCTCTTCCTCGGTGACCGCCCGAGCCTCAGCCCCGGCCTTGGTGACGATGGTCTCGGCCTCGGCCAGAGACGCAGCCCGCTTCTCGCGGGTCTTGTTCAGCAACTCTTGGAGCACAGTCGCTCTCCTTTGGAAAGAGTCAGCGACTGTCCGAACGTGCGGGCATCGGTCGCCGACAGGGTGTAAAACACACACCTGCTGGCAATCGCGACGCCCGACTTAGGCCGGGATATCTCGACTGCTCACGCTCCCTTGGGCGATCGTGTGACCGGTGCCAAGGTCGCGGAAGGTATCAATGAACGAATCGTACCACCGAGGTACTCATCGTCAACGCCAAATCTAATTGGACTTCAACGCCTTCGCCTTGGCGGTGCTCCAGTCCCTCGCAGCGTCCCCGCCCCAGAGTTGCCAGGCGACGTACCCGGGGGTCTCTTCGCCCGCCCTGTCCCAGCCGGGGGTCTTCTCACTCGCCTTCCTGGCGAACCACGCCGACATCTCGATGACGTGATCGGGAGTCAGTGCCTCACGCCGGGAGATGATCCCAGCCCGCCGCACAGTCTCTGGCTTAAGCCCATCCCCCGACCGCCCGGCCTCGTGCAGCCTGAGCCCCTCACGAGCCGCCGCAGCCATCCCCGCCGTGGGGCGAGTAGAGACAGCCGCCCGACTCTCCGAGACCGTCAGCCGGTCATACAGAGCGTCTAGCGATGGGGCCTGCTGGGCAGCCTGAGCACGGGCCAGAGACCGCAAGGCTACCTCGGTCGCTCGATACGCCGGGTAGGTCACAGCCGACACGTCGAGCAGATCGACCGCGAGGAGGTCGCGCACCTGGCCGCCGCTCTCCTGTCGCCAGTTGTCGCGCCGGGTGATGAATCCGAAGGACATCTGGGAGAGATCACCACGCCGGATCTTCGGGACGATCCGCTGCACGTCCGGGTCGCTCGGGTCGAGGTCGGCATCAATGACGAGTCCCCGAGAGTCCTCCTTGAGACGCAGCGTTCCCGAGGTAGTGCGGGCCAGCGGGAGCCCTTCGTGGTTGAGCAGGAACCGCACGTCGGCACCCTGGGCCAAGCTGTCGCGGAATGCTCCCGGGCGGATGACCTCGCGGAATGTCCCATTGTTCCCCGGCAGTTGCTCAGACAACGAGTTGAAGACCGCCGCGTAACCCCGCAAGGTCAACTTGCCAGTCTCGCCCTCGGCCCGCAGTTCAAGCCCCTCGGCAATCAACGCTCGTTCTTCGCGTTCACTCACAGCACACCTCCCGAGAGAATGACCGAATCGCTTCCAAGTTCCACCCGCTTACTGTGTTCTCCACCATCGCTGGCAAGAGATCAGCAGTCGCCTTGCCTGCCACTTCGAGCAACGATTCCCGCCGCTGCCGGATGTGCTGTTCCACGATGCCAGCCGTATCGAGTTGCCGCCCGGTCGCCAGCGTGTACGCTCGCACGATGGGGCCGAGGGTCTCGACCAATGCCGAGCGATGATCCCCGTAGAACTCATCGAGCCACGCGAGAAACTTCGCGGGCTTCTTCGCCGCACTCATGGCTTGGAGTGCTTCTTTGTTGCTCAGCTTGCCCATGGCACCCGCGAGCACCTCCACGAATGCAGCCCGGATCTGCTCGTCCTGTGGAAGGTCTGTCTGGGCGTCCTGTGCTGCTGCGGTCTGGGTCGCAACTGGAGACGGTGTGGGTCTCGCCGTCATGGCCACCGAGATCGGCACCATGTTCCCATTGACCAGGTACGCATCACCTTCTTCACCGGGGATCGGGTCCATGCCTTCCTCATCTCGGATCTCGTTGGCACTCATCCACCCATTCTGCCGGGCGACAGCATACGCCGCGTATCGGCTTTGGCGATCTGCCAGTGACAGGTCGTCAATGTCTAGCTCGGTGTAGTGCGTCGCCTTCTCCGTCCCGGTCAGCAGCCGCCGTTGGGCCTCCTGCTCCATCGCCACCGTGATTGGCCTGATCGTATACGTCAAGTACTCCAGCGACTGGTGCTCAATGTTGCCGAATGTCGCCCGCGACAGATCACGCAGAAGGTGCGGGGGAAGATTGAACCAGCGGGCCACCTCGGTCAGTTGAAACTGCCGCTGCTCGATGAGTTGCGTATCGGTCGCACTCATCTGGATAGCCTGGAACTCCATGCCTTCCTGGAGAACAGCGATTCGCCCGGCGTTGTTCGCTCCCCTGTGCAGGGCCTCCCACTCGCTCCGCATGTTCGCCCGAGCAGCATCGGTGAGCTTGTTCGGGTGTCGCAGAATCCCGCCAGGTTGTGCGCCATTGGCGAACGAACTCGCCGAGTACTTCTCGATGCCGAGCGTAAGCCCAATCGAGTCCTTCGCCCGATGCACCAGCCCACGACCCACCACCCCGTCTCCAGCCATCAGCGGGACATGATAGATGTTGGCCGCTGGCAACTCCGCCTCAATCTGCCCCGTCTCATTGCGGACGCGGTACATCAGCCCGCCGCCGTTCCTGTGGATCTCGACTCGCCCGGGGTGAATCGGCCACAGCGACACGGGCCGACCTGCTCCGTCACGCTCGATCTCGGCGATCATGTTCCCATGCAGGTAGTAGCTCGTCAGCATCGCCACCCGCCAGGAGAAGGCCGTCATCTCGGGATTCGGCTCACGGTCAAGCAGGTACGCCAGCGGATGGTCGTAGAGCTCGACATCAGATTCCCCGCGTCGCTCGTAGACTTCCCACTGAATCTGTCCGATGGTCTCGGCGATGATGCGGATGGCCGCGAACACCGCCGACGATGTAAGCACCGTCAATTCGTTGACCGGCACCCCAGCAGCAGATCGGGACAGCAGTGCGTCGGCCACCTGCTGCGGCATCGCACGCGAAGACGGCGCGATCCACTGGGCGAGACTACGACGAACACTGGTAATCATGCTCATAGCAACAGGCTCCCCGAAGTCTCGTAAACCGACCCGCTCTGCATCTCCGCCATCGCCAGGCCCAGCGACATGATGGCCGTGACCACTCCGTCAATCTTGTCCGCTGATCTGTGTTTGCTCGGCCTGATGTTGTCGTTGTTGTCTCGGAACGCAGCGACGTTGCCCACCATCCACCGCAACACAGGGTCGCCATCGTGCTTGATTGTCGCGTTCCCGATCCTGCGTTCGAACTCCTTCGAGGGTGCCGCGAACGAGCCGATATTCTGGCGGAATTCTCGCAGTTTGTCCTCTGGGAATCCAGACTGAACGAGCATCTGCGCCATCGCTCGGGCCGGTCCCCAGGGATCGTATGCCAAGACTTGCAGGTCGAACCGCTCCATCAGTTCGATGATGTCATCAACGATGACGCGGTAGTCTGTTACGTCGCCCTCGGTCTGTCGTATCAGACCCTGCTTGCCCCAGTTCTCGACGGTCACACGGTCCGCTCTGGCCTTGATGTCACGCGGTGTCTGCGGCATCCAGTAGCGGTTGAAGACGTGGTAATCCTGCTCCCGCCTGAACAGCAACGAGAGGGAGTTGATGTCTCGCGTCGATGCAAGATCGAGAGACGCCCAGCACGGTTCGCCCGAGAACTCATCGAGGGTCACATCGGATTGGCACTTGTCCCACGCGTCAAGCTGAATCCAGCGGATGGCCTGTTGCGTCCATTGGTTGAGGTAGAGATTGCGGAAGACGTTCTCGTGGGCGGGGTTGTGCTGGGCCGCTGTGCATTCCTCGCGGAGGAACTCCAGACTCACCGACACCCCGAGGTTTGGGTTCGCCTTCTTCCAGACCTCTTCGCTCTTCCAGTCGTCTTTTTCATCGGCCCCGAAGATCACCGCGTAGAACGTCGGGTCCGCTTCAGGATTCGCAATCGCTGCCTTCGCCCGCTGGTGCATTTCCCAGCAGATCGACGAGCGATCATGCCCCGCCGTCGTGATGGCCACCACGAGGGGTTGCCGTCGAGCACCTCGACCGGACAACATCGCATCCCAGAGGTCGCGATTCGGCTGCACATG